CTGGTTCAGCAGGTGGTGGTGGTCACCAAGGTGATAAAGGACAAAAAGGTCATGGTGGTTCAGGTGGTGGAACAGGTGTAACAGGTGACGCCGGTAACAAAGGTCAAAAAGGTACTACAGGAGCACAAGGTAATAAAGGTACTAAAGGTGATATAATATCGGGTGGTGGTTATTTTGAAATGACAAATACAGGAAGATTAACATTTAAACAAAATGGTTGGACTTCGGGTGACCCAATATATTATGTTAGAACTGTAAATAGTGGTAGTTTCCTTTAATATTTATTAAAATAATTTTCATATTTATATAAAAGATTAAAACAATTAGTTATGAATGGTAATTTCTCGTTTGATAGAAACACATACAGACAAGACGTAAACTTTACTGATTATTATTGGTTCAAGAACGCATTTTCCCCACAAGAGTTAGTTAATATAGAACAAATGACAAACGCGATTGAATTCGAAGACGCGGTAACAGGTGAGGGTGATAATTCAAAAGTATCTGATTACAGAAAGTCAAGAATAAAATGGTGTCCACAAAATCTTGAGTGGGCGTGGGTATATAATAAACTTCACGATTATATAAAAGAAGCAAATGACATAATGTGGAAGTTTGATTTATCTACTATGAATGAATCAATCCAATATACAGAATATTATGGAACACAAGAAGGTGGATATGAATGGCACATGGATTGTGGTGAACAAATTCAAAACCAAAGAAAAGTATCAGTAACAGTACAACTTTCAGATTCACATGAGTATGAAGGTGGTGATTTGGAATTTAATATTGGTCAACATAAGGTAGCACCAAGGTCTCAAGGAGCAGCAGTTATATTTCCATCATTTTATTTACATAGAGTAACTCCTGTAACAAAGGGTGTAAGAAAGTCTTTCGTTCTTTGGGTAGGTGGAGAACCATATAGGTAATTTACTATGAAAACAAGTTTACCCACAGCATTAATATATGGTTGGGATAGGTTTGGTGAAATAAAATTAAAATCAGATGTATATCACCAAGAAGATTTGTATGAAGATGTTATTTTATATTCATATGAATCGAGTATAGATTTTAAAAAAGATTTCGCAAAACATAGACCCGATATTATTATTGTAATTGGTGAAGTTGGAAATAATATTTTACAAATGGGACATCATACGATGGTATCAAGTAAGATAGTATCATATGATTCTATTCCATCTGATAATATTTTGGCTAATGATGTAGTTTGTCAATCAACATTTTGGGCATGTAAATCACAAAAAGAAGTATATGGTGATAAAGATAAACCAATACTATCTATATTTACTCCAACTTATATAACAAACGAAAGAATATTTAGAACGTATGAAAGTTTGGTAAATCAAACTTACGAAAATTGGGAGTGGGTTGTCGTAGATGATTCACCATCTGATGAAAACAAAACTTGGGAATATCTTGAAGATATCGCAAGTCAAGATTATAGAGTTCACATACATAAAATGACACCAACCTCAGGTGGTAACGTTGGTGAAGTAAAACATAGAGCAGCTATGTTATGTAATGGTGAATGGTTATTTGAATTAGACCATGATGATTGGTTAATTTCAACTTGTTTGGAAGATGTATTTAAAGCAAGTAAGAAACATCCTGATTCAGGATTTATATATACAGACGTAACTGAAATTAACAAAGATAATTCACCAAGAGATTATGGTCGTATAGGAGATGATTGGTATGGACATCCTGATAATAACTTTGCATGGGGATATGCAGGACATACTTGGGAAACAAGAGACGGTGAGAAATGGTTAGTACATCACTATCCTGATATTAACCCTAAAACAATTAGATTTAATATTGGTATGCCAAATCATTGTAGAGTTTGGAATAGAGATACTTATCATAAGATAAGAGGACATAGTAGACATATATCAGTCGCAGATGATTATGAATTGATTGTAAAAACATTTTTAGAAACTAAATTTATACATCTTAAAAAAATGTTGTATGTACAATATAATAATGGTGATTCTACAGTTGATAATAATGTAATTGATATTAATCGTAGAGCAAGATTGATTAGAGATTATTATGACCCAATGATTCACAAAAGAATAAAAGAATTGGGTGGTTTTGATTGGAGTTGGAATGAAGATGATAATAGATGTTATCAATTACAACGTTGGATGGATTGGACCCGATTTTATGACAAAGAAGAAGTTTTAAATTATATAGTAGAGTAAGATATGAAAATATTAATTTATGTAGGTTATCAAAAAGAATCAGTTAACAAAGATTATTGGTTAAGTAAAGGAATGGGTGGTTCTGAATATTGTGTTATGAAACTTTCAGAACAATTCGCACAAAATGGACACGATGTAACAATTACAGGTGGTATTACCGACCAAGATGTTGATGGTGTCAAGTATAGAAGTATAGAAAGTTTTATTAATAGTGGTGAAAACTATTTTGATATTGTAATATCTACAAATTATATACATTATATTCAAATGTTAGAGGATTTTGGAATAAATTATGAAAAATCTTATTTTTGGATTCATAATGAAGAATTTTATACTTGGTACAATGGTGTAGAATTACCAAATGAAGGATTGGATTATCTAAATCACGACAAGTTAGATAAGATAATAGCAGTATCAGAATGGCAAAAAAATGTATTAGTTGAAAAATATAGTTTGGAACCATCTAAAGTAAGTGTAATAGGAAACGCGATAACTCCAAGTGATTTTGATAGTATTGAACAAGAAAAATATAACAATAAAATAATCTATACATCATCACCTGATAGAGGGTTAGTTGATTTACTTGATATATGGCCAAAACTTAAAAAAATAAATCCTGAATTAACTTTATGGATTGCATCACCACCATATACAAAAGATTGGGACCTTTCTGTATTAGAATCGTTACCAAATGATGTTAGATGGTTAGGTCATTTACCACCAAGTGAACTATACAAACAAATTAAATCATCTGAGTATTGGATTTACCCATCCACATACGATGAGACATATTGTATAACAGCATTAGAGATGATGATGGGTAGAGTTAAATTGATATCTACTGATACAGCAAATCTCAAAACTTTATTAGATGGTAAATGTAGTTTAATCAGGTCAGATTTATCTAACTCATTAATGAAAGAAACAATAATTTCTTCATATGTATTTTTAAGAGAAAATGAAGAAGTAGCACAAAAATATTTAAACGTAGGTGAACAATTTGCAAGAGAACAGACTTGGGAAGTCAGATATAAAGAGTGGATGGATGTAATGGAAGGTTATTCAGAAGAAACAGAAAGATTACATCCCGAACTTTACGATTATTGGAACAACAAAGAGGAATGGGTAAATAAATTTATCACATATTCAGCAAGAACAAAAGAATGGGACTTGATAGTAGATGAACCATTTGATAATTGTTTTTCATTTCCATTATTTACTCCTGAGTTTTGTAAAATGATTCGTGAAGAAGCAGAACATTCTGATTCTTGGACAGTAGACAGACACGAAAACTATCCTACAACAGATATGGTCTTACAGACGATAGGAATGCATGACATTTATATGGAAGTATTAAAAGAATATGTTATGCCATTATCAATCTATATGTGGGCATTGGAAGGTAAAGGTTGGGATTCTATGAAAGCTGAAAACTTTTTAGCAAAATATATACCAACAGCACAAGGACATCTTTCTATACATCATGATAGAGCAGATATTACTTGTTTGATACAATTATCGGACTTAAATGAGTATGAAGGTGGTGGTACTTGGTTCAGACGACAAAAGAAATTAATTAAGAATGATATCGGTTATGCAACCCTACATCCTGGCAACATAACTCACAAGCATGGGGCAAGAGCAGTGACAAAAGGGACACGTTATATAATAGTTTCGTTTATGGAAAATGGGGAAAGGTAAGTTTGTCCATATTTATATACATAAAGGGGATTTAAAATGGCAGTAAATATACCAATATGGCCTGGTTCAGGTTCGTTTTCAAGTGGTTCTTCTACTCCTTTCGGATACTTTGATGGTGATACAACATTTCAAAGTGACGCACCGAAAGTAGCAGAATGGTGTGCTAAAAGATTAGGATATCCAATCGTAGATGTCGAATTACAAGATATAAACTTTTTCGCGTGTTTAGAAGAAGCAGCAAATGAATATTCTTCACAAGTAAATCAATATAGAGCTAAAGAAAACTTACTATCTTTAAAAGGTAATTCATTAGATTTAGATTTAAAAGATACTGAAATCGCTACTAACTTAGGTGGAGTAGTAAATATTGCAAAAGATTATGGTACTGAAGCGGGAAGTGGTGGTAGAGTAACTGTATATACAGGTTCCTTTGAAATGGTTGGTGGTCAACAAATATATGACTTAGGTGATGATAATGTTGTTAACTTAGAAAGTGGTTCAGTATCAAACGGGATTACACTAAGAAAAGTATTCCATACACAACCACCAGCAATAATAAGATATTTTGACCCGTTTGTAGGAACAGGTCTTGGTTCTCAACAAATGTTAAATACATTTGGATGGGGAGCGTATTCGCCAGGTGTATCGTTTATGATGCAACCGATGTTCGATGACTTGTTAAGATTACAGGCGATTGAATTTAATGATTACATAAGAAAATCATCATTTGGATTTCATGTAGATGGACAAAGAGTAAAATTATTCCCTGTTCCTGCAACAGGTGACGCAGGTGCAAAAGTATATTTTAATTATACATTAGAAAGTGAAACAAAATCACCGATTGCAAATTCAAATGTTGTAAGTGATTTATCAAACGCACCATTTGGAAGATTAACATATACAAATATTAATAGTGCGGGTAAACAGTGGATTGCAAGATATTCATTAGCATTAGCAAAAGAAATGTTAGGAGCAATCAGGTCTAAGTTCAGTAACATTCCAATTCCTGGCTCTGAAATAACACTTGACGGTGGTGATTTACGAAGTGAAGCAGCAGCGGAAAGAGAAACACTAATCACTGAATTAAAAGAAATGTTAGAAGCAACTTCACGAAGAGCATTAATGGAAGCGAAAAAAGAAGAATCTGAATTCTTAGAGGAAACTTTAAACAGAGTTCCAAGACCAATTTTTATAGGATAACAAATGGCATTGTTTGGTGGACAAAGAGATATGGACTTGTTCAATAAGGTGAACAAGGAACTTATTACCGATATCGTAGATACGGAAGTGTACTATTATATGTTAGTAGTAACTGATACAAAAGCGAACTTATACGGTGAAGGAAAAAATAAAGTATTTCACAATCCAATAAAAGTACCCGCGTTAGTAGAAAGAAATCAAGCATCACAAATATCTGATGACTTTGGTCAATCATATAGTCGTGAGGTTCAATTTAGATTTCTAAGACAGCAGTTAGTTGATAGAGAGTTGGTACCCGAAGTTGGTGATATTATACAATGGAATAATGAATATCATTTAATAGACGCAGCATATTCATATCAGTATTTTGCAGGAAAGAATCCTAAATATTGGGATGGTGGTGATACTCAAGGTTTAAATGTATCTATTATATGTGATACTCACGTTTCAAGACAAACAAGTATTAAATTAGCAGAAACAAGATTTGGTAATTCAAATCAAAATGATAACGAAGTACCAATAGGACTATAAGATGGCAACAAAATATAGAAACGAAGACAAATCGAAACCGAATATAATTCAGACTCAATCGTCTACGTCACTTGATAAAAAGTTAAATAAAGCAAAACAAGTTCGTAGAGATAAAGATAAGATGAAGAATTTTTCTGTCGGTATTTACGACATTGATTCTGCATTTAAAAACTTTTTAGAGAAAGATGTAAAACCAACGGTTGAAGACGATGGAAGATTTTACCCCGTACCTGTAATGTACGCTTCACCTGAGAAATGGTCAAGTGCACAACGAGATGGTTTTATGAAAGATGAAAACGGGATGATGTTAACACCCGTTATTGTATTTAAAAGAAATAGTCTTTCTATAAACACTGATATGATGAAGTTAAAAGTAGCAGAAGGTGGTGAAGACGCATATCAAGTTTTTGAAAGAAAATATACAAACGTAAACAAATACGACCAATTCTCAGTTTTAACAGGTGAAAATCCTAAAAAAGAATTTATGTCTGTTGAAAGACCCGACTATGTAAACTTAGAGTATGAAGTGATAGTTTGGTGTGATTATATGGAACAGGTCAACAAAGTGGTAGAACAAATTGTATTCTTCCAAGGTCGTTCTTTTGGTGATAGGTATAAGTTTGTAATAAAAGGTGATTCTTACTCATTCGAAACAATGTCAGAAATGGGTCAAGATAGAATTACTAAAGCAAATATTACACTACAAACAAAAGCATATATTGTACCCGAATATGTGGGTAATAAAAACAATACAACAAGACGAATTTCAGTTGGAAAAGTGTCTTGGGGTGAAGATAGTTCATTATCTGGCACTAATTCTATCAAAATTGGTGGTAATGAATAATTTTTACATATTTATATAATGTAAGTTAAAATTAAAGTAAATTGTTATGGCAGAAAAAGTTGTTAAAGAATTCTCTCAAGAAGAGAAAAATAAAATTGAAAATATTCAGACTAAGGTTTTACAAATAACTGCAAGATTGGGTGAGATAGAAATTGACGTTAATACCCTCGAAACGCAGTTCTCAAATTTAAAAGATGAGAAGATAAATCTTATGAAATCTTATTCTGAATTAAGGGTAGAAGAACAAACGTTAGCAGGTGAACTAAGAGAAAAATATGGTGAGGGGACTTACGATATTACAACAAATCAGTTCACACCTAACAAATAAGTATTCGTTTTGGAAATTTTTGGGGTATTTATATAAAGGTAAACCAAAGATTTTAATTTAGGAGAAAATAATGGCAGAAAGAATTGTTAGTCCAGGCGTATTCACAAGAGAGAAAGACCTCTCGTTTTTACCTCAAGGTATAGGTGAAATAGGTGCAGCGTTAGTAGGACAAAGTATTAAAGGTCCTGCATTCGTACCAACGAAGGTGGAATCATTTCAAGAATTTCAACAAGTATTTGGTGGTTTAACTGAAGAATCATACTTACCATATACAGCACAATCTTATTTAGAAGAGGCAGGAACTGCAACAATCGTAAGAGTTTTAGGTTCAAGTGGATATACAGTAGAAACACTAAACTTAATTGTATCATCTTCAGCAGGTCAAAAAGTAGCAGCGGTATTACACCCAACTACTAAAGTACTACACGCAGATAATGCAAACTCAATTAACTCACTCGACAACTCAGTAGTAGTTAATCTTAACGAGTCAGCAGCAGCAGGTGGAACAGCAGCATCAGCATCTATCTTCGCACTACATTTAAGTGCAAGTGGGGCAATACCTGTGTTATCAGCATCAGCACAGTTAGCAGTACCAACAGGTTCGATGAATCCAACAGCTAACAATTATATAGTAAATACCTTCGGTTACTCTCCTAAAAACGATGGTCAATACGCATACGTCTACCAAGAATTTAGTACATTCGCATCACAATCATTCGCAACGGGTGAAACTGTGACTGTATCAGTAAATACTTCAAGTGTAGATTATACAAAAGCATATTCTCACGCAACAACACCTTATATTATATCACAAGATGTATCAGGTGTTACTAAAAACCTATTTAGATTCCATACGTTATCACACGGTAACCCAACAAACTATGAATTTAAAATAGGTATTAGAGATATCAAACCAGCATCAGAGGTGCCTGGTTCTGAATACGGTACTTTTACGGTATTAGTAAGAAGAGTAGATACTTCTAAGATTCCTAACTCTGTATTTGGTCAAACTGTACAAGACAGTGATACAAGACCAAGTATCATAGAAGAGTTCTCAGGTGTAAACTTAGACCCTAACTCACCAAACTATATCAAGAGAGTTATCGGTGATAAAGATATTCAAATAGACGCAAATGGAAAAGTAATCTTAAACGGTGACTATCCAAACGCATCTAAACATATTAGAGTAGAGGTTGACAGTGATGTAGATTCAGGTGCAAACAATTCAACTCTTGTACCATTTGGATTTGCAAAACTAACATCACCACTACCAAGTGGAGTAACTCTACCAGCACCATCATATAATGTATCACAATCGATAAGTAATGAATACAATAAGAGAGCATTCTTAGGATATTCATATGACTTCTCAACTACAGATAACTTAAACTACTTAAATCCAACTCCTGACTCAGTCACGACTACAGTTGGTGATAAGTTCTTATTGAGTAACTGTGAATCAAATGGTGCAGCAATCGCATTAAATGATGGATTGATAGATAACAAAAAATTCTTAGTACCATTCCAAGGTGGATTTGACGGATTCCAACCAAACAGAAAAGTATTTGTTGGTTCTTCAATTGTAGCAGGAAACTCTCAGGGACTTGATATGTCAAGTGCAACTGCAGGTGGAACTGTAGCATATAGAAAAGCAATAAACGCTTTATCAAATCCTGATGAGTATGATATGAATATGTTAGTGTTGCCAGGTGTTATCAACAGATTACACTCTTCAGTAACTACATTCGCAAAGGATATGGTAGAAGATAGACAAGACGCATTCTATTTAATGGACGCGGGAGCATATCAAGATTCAATCGCAACAGTAGTTAACTCACTAACTTCATTTGACTCAAACTACGTTGGTACTTATCACCCATGGGTTAAAATCCTTGACACTGATAAGAACAAACCAATTTGGGTACCACCAAGTGTTGTTATCCCTGGCGTTATAGCATTTAATGACGCAGTTGCAGAACCATGGTTCGCACCAGCAGGTCTTAACAGAGGTGGATTACCAAATGTAATCGAAGTTAAAACAAGATTAACTCACACTGAAAGAGATACGTTATACGAAAATAGAATTAACCCAATCGCAACATTTCCTGGCCAAGGAGCAACGGTATTTGGACAAAAAACACTCCAAGCAAAACCAAGTGCACTTGACAGAATCAATGTAAGAAGATTGTTAATAGCATTGAAGAAGTTCATCGCATCATCTTCAAGATATCTAATTTTCGAAAACAATACGGCAGCGACAAGAAACAGATTCTTAAGTATCGTTAACCCATACTTAGAATCAGTACAACAAAGACAAGGTCTTTTCGCATTCCGTGTAATTATGGATGAATCAAACAATACACCTGACGTGATTGATAGAAACATCTTAAAAGGAGAGATTTTTATACAACCAGCGAAAACTGCAGAGTTCATAGTACTTGATTTCAATGTACTACCAACAGGTGCAGCGTTCCCTGAAGGATAAAAAATAAAAAAAAGACTATTTATTAGAAAGAGATAATAGGAGACATAAATGGCACAATTATTAGACCCAACAGAAATTATGTTCACGAACTTTGAACCTAAAATGTCAAATAGGTTCATCATGTACATCGAAGGAATACCTGCGTACTTAATCAAAACGTCAGCAAGACCTGAGATTCAGAACGGTAAAGTGACAATCGACCACATTAACGTAAGAAGATATGTTAAAGGTCGTTCAGAATGGCAAGACTTAGCAATCACTCTATATGACCCTGTAGTACCATCAGCGGCACAAGCAGTAATGGAGTGGGTAAGACTACATCATGAATCAGTAACAGGTAGAGATGGATACTCTGACTTCTACAAAAAAGACATCACATTTAACAGTTTGGGTCCTGTTGGTGATAAAGTAGAAGAGTGGACATTAAAAGGTGCCTACATTCAATCAGCAAACTTCTCAGATATGGACTATACAGGAGAAGACTTAGCGACAGTAGAAATGACACTTACATACGATTACGCAATTTTACAATACTAATCATAATGTTACTTTAATATTAAAAATTGAAACCCACCAACTCGGTGGGTTTTTTACTTTTAGTTATATACTTATTAGTGTATACAAAGTAATGGTTAACCAATATAGGAGTTTAAAATGGCATACAATTTAGTAAGACGTAAAGAAGATAACGTTGTAGAATGGTTCGGTCACGGTTATACTTGGGTAGACAAAGATAACGGTGGTGAAGCAGCAACTCACTTTACTATTTCGGAAGAAACTGAAGAGATGAACTTACCAACTGACGGATGGGATTATATCGGAAGAGATAAAATCACTATGGATGACGCAGATGTACCTGAAGATAAAGAAGCAGGAGCAATCTTAAACGGTTCAGACGGAAATTATACTTGGGCATAAGTTCAAAATCTTCAAAAAACACTAACCCCCATCTTTTTGGGGGTTTTTTGTATTAATTAATCTGCTGTTTCATATATATTATAGTACAGTACATTAAAAAAGATATAAAACGAGTTTTATTATGGCAAATCAAAAATTAACTGACGACTACCCTCTTTCTAACGAAGAGTTGGTAGAAAAAGTCAAAAAGGACCATGAATCACAACAAGTTCGTGATTACAAGTTCCCCACAGAGATTATAGATTTACCTTCCAATGGTTTAATCTATCCAAAAGATAATCCTCTCTCAACAGGTAAAGTAGAAATGAAATACATGACCGCAAAAGAGGAAGATATCTTAACTACCCAATCATATATCAAAGACGGAACGGTTTTAGACAGATTGTTTAAATCGTTAATCGTAGGTAATGATAAGGGTCAATCAATCAATTATACAGATTTAGTAACAGGTGACAAGAACGCGATTATGATTGCAGCAAGAGTTCTTGGGTATGGAAAAGACTACAAAGTAGAAGTAGAAGACCCAACATCGCCAGGAACTAAACAAAAAGAAACTATTGATTTAACACAGTTTGAAAACAAACCATATGACGGGTCTAATCAATTAGAACCAAATAAAAATGAGTTTGAGTTCACTTTACCACAATCAAAGAGAAAAATTACTTTTATGGCTATGACTGAGTCAAAAGAAAGAAAAGTAAAACATCAAGTAGATGGTATTAAGAAGGCAAATCGTAAGATTAAAGATATGACTTCAAGAGAACTGACTACAAGATTAAAAAATACAATTTTATCAATAGATGGTTCTGATGAACAAAAAGACATCAACCATTTTGTGGACAACGAGTTATTTGCAGTAGATTCAAGAGCACTCAGAGCGCATATAGCAAAAGTTATTCCCGATATTGATTTAACATATGAGTTTATTTCTGAGGAGAGCGGGGAAGGGAGTGAAATGCAACTGCCTATGGATGTTGGGTTTTTTTGGCCTAACGATTAACTATAGACAACAGTTACATTCTCAAATCTTCGACCTTATATATCATGGAAATGGTGGGTTCAATTTTACCGATGTGTATAATTTTCCTATTTGGGTACGAGAGTTTTATATACAGAAAATAATCGACTTCAAACAAGAAGAAAAGAAACATCATGATAAAGAAATGAGGAAAGCAAAAGCAAGAACTCCAAGAAGATAGTAGAGACCCAACGTAAATGTTGGGTTTTTACATATTTATACTATATGAACAGAGGAATTCCTATGAAAACTATTAAAGAATCAGATTTAAAAAAAATATTTGACGCGTATGGTTTAGATGAAGGTATCTTTGATATCTTTACAAAAATGAGACTAAAAAAGAATATCAAAGCAATTGATAATGAAATAGACTCAAAAATAGAAAAAGTAAAAAACCCTAAACAACGAGACGCAATACGACAACTACAAAAAGCTCTTAGAAAAGCACATTCATTGGATGCTATATAATTAGAGGAGTACAATGGCAGAGTCTAACGAACAAAAAAAACAGGCGTATATTGAACAAATAAACCTTGCTGAAAGGTTAAAAGGTATTGTTCAAGAAACGAATATTGAAAGCGACAACGCTTTGAATATCGCCGTTGATTTGGAAGAAAAACTGAAAGACCGAATCAAATCTGCAGAAGGTGTTAAAGCGTTAGACGAAGCAATCAGTGAATTATTACTTGAACAGGCAAGAACTAAGTCTGATATAAATCAAGAAATGATTGATGAACTTACAACTACAAGAGACATTTTAAAACTTGAAGAAGAACGAAAAGACTTAATGGATGGTCTCAACGACAAATTAAAAGACGCCGCAGGACTAAATAATGACTTTGTTAAAGGATTTATGCAAGGTGGTGGTATTGGAGTTGGTATTGTCGTAGCAACAAAAGCATTAGAACAATTCCAAAAACTAATGGATAGTACAGTAGGTCTTGCTAAAGACTTATATATTGAAACAGGTGCATCTGCAGCAGAATCAGGAAGAATGGCAGGTGAAGTATTTAAAGCAGGATTTAGTATAGAAGGTCTGTTATACGGATTTGATGGACTTGCCTCAGCAGCAAAAGAATCATCTGAGTATTTTGGAACAACTCGTGGAATCACATCCGAAATGAATAAAAATGTTGCAGAATTAACAGCACTAACAGGTGACGCAGCATCTTCAGTAAAATTAAACGCAATATTCAATGAAGCATCAGGTTCAGCAGCAGACATGACTGATGAAATAAGAGCGATAGCAACAAAAGAAGGTGTTAACGCTAATGCCTTATTTAAACAAATGGCAGGTTCGGCAGGAATATTAGTTGGAGCATCAGCAGAACAACTAAAGAATCTTGCGAAAGCAACTGCGGAATTACAAAAACAAGGTGTTTCAATGCAAATGATGGAAGAGATTTCAGGAAACGTATTAAACATAGAAAGTTCTTTACAAGCAGAAATGAAAGCAAGAGCATTGGGTCTTGATGATATGGCAGGTTCTGCAAATGAATTAAGAGCAGCAGCAATGGAGTTCCAATTCGGAGATGAAGCAACAGGTATGCAAATGATGGGAGACGCACTCGCATCAGCAAATCTTAATATGGAATCGTTTGGTGAGATGACTCGAGCAGAAAAAGAAGCATCCGCAGCATTGATGGGTACCACGGTTGATGGTTTATCTGATATGATAATAAAACAGGACCAATTCCAAAAATTAAGAGAAAAGAATCCTGATTTAAGTATGGAAGAACTAAAAGCCATACAAGAACAACAAGAGGAGATGGAAGCATTTAAACAAAGTGGTATAAGTGCAATGAGTTCCATCGGAGCAGCGATTGGACCACTTATTGGTCAATTTTTGGTAATGAAAAAGGTTCAGACAGGAAGTATGTTTGGTGGTGGAAAAGGTCCTAATGTAGGTAAAATGGAAGCACCTGAAACACCTAAAAATATGGACGCTAAAAAATCAAAAGGTATTAAGGGATTCTTAAAAGGACTCAGAGATGGATTACAGTCATTTGCAAAAGGTGCAGGTAAAACACTATTAGGTGCCGCCGTTTTAGCAGGGGTTGTAGCAATATTAGGTGTTGGATTTAAAGTAGCGATGGAAATATTGGGTGATGTTGACCCTGTGGGAATGTTAGCATTTTCAGTATCAATAGGGATATTAGGAGCAGCACTCGCTCTGATGGGAGCAATAGGTGGAAACGTAATTATGGGTGCAGCAGCACTTGCGATTGTAGCAGTCGCGTTGATACCAGCAGCATTCGCATTTAGTTTATTAGAAAATGTAGACATAGGTAAAATGATTGCCTTCTCTATAATGTTACCTCTACTTGCATTAGCAGCAGCCGGACTTGGATTTATTGCTCCATTTGTCATGGCAGGGGCAGCAGCATTAATGGTATTAGGATTAGCAATAATACCAGCAGCAATAGCGTTTGGGATGTTAAGTGACTCAAACATGGAAGGTATAGTTGATAAACTTGCGACATTAGGTCAAGTAGCAGGTCCATTACTAATGGTTGGTGCAGGATTAGTTTCAATCGCAGCAGGATTGGCATTGATGGGATATATGGGAATGGGAGCATTACCTATATTAGGAATGATGTTAGCATTGTCGGCAGCAGCACCCGCTCTACTCGCGATGGGGTCAATGTTTGGACTCGGTGGTGGTGGAGATGATAGTGGTGCAGAAGAAAGTGACCCAATCAACTACGATAAATTGGCAACAGCATTAGCAAGTCAACCAATGCAAATAGTTATTGATGGTAAGGTTGTTAGTGAATTTTCAAGAATTCAAAACGTAAGACAAAGTAAAAAATATTAAGGGATAGAGAATGGCACTAAAAGATTTAAAATCTAATTTATCTGACTTTAGAAAACCTAAATCAGAACCATTGACTAAAAAGGAAAGACCAAAACCAACGTCTTTCAGTACTACCCCTTTGTCTGATAAGATACAAGATAAAAAAGTACAATCACCAAAACAAACTCCTGAAAAAGTTGGTACAACACCATCAGAAGTAAAACAAGGTGATAAATTCAAAGGTGAAACTTCACCAACAGTAGTAAACCAAACTGAAAAGTTTAAAGGTGAGACAGATACTAAACCGATGAGTTTAGAAGAAAGATTCTTAGGTCAAACAGACCCAACATTAGTAAACCAAACTGAAAAGTTCAAAGGTGAAACTACACCTACTGAAGCAAACCAAACTGAAAAGTTCAAAGGTGAAACAACTCCTACTGAAGCAAATCAGTCTGAGAAATTTAAAGGTGAAACAACTCCTACTGAAGTAAATCAGTCTGAAAAGTTTAAAGGTGAAACAACACCATCAGATTTTAAATTTACACAACAGTTCTTAGGTGAAACAACACCGTCTGATTTTAAATTCGTACAACAGTTCTTAGGTGAAACAACTCCTAATCTATCGGACAGGTCTTCTAAGTTCTTAGGTGAGACTGAACCTGTAGAATCAGACAGGTCTTCTAAGTTCTTAGGTGAGACAACACCAAATCCATCAGATAGGTCTTCTAAGTTCTTAGGTGAAACAACTCCTGTAGAATCAGATAGGTCTTCTAAGTTCTTAGGTGAAACAACACCAAAAAACTTTACATTTAGTGGACAGTTAGAAAATCAAGGACTTGAAGTAGGTCAAAAAGTCAATTTCTTTACAGATGATAAAGCACTTGGATTCTCACCATTTATGACAGGTGTTGATGATACTAAGTTTGTTGGTATTGACCCACAAAATACTAAATTTGATGGTGCAAGTTCTTTGATTGGTAATATCAATGATACACAATATCCTGTAAGGTTAGACAACGACTCAGGATTGGGTAAATTCTATACAGATAAAATATTAAAAGAAACATACAATAAATTTAATCTTAAAGAAGACGCATTTAATAGGTCAACAATCAAACAACCATTTGATTTAAGAGGTATTCAACGTAAAAAAGGTGAACCTCAAGTAAGTGGTATAGGTTCTACATCTCTTATTAGAGGTGGTGCAGAAACATCAGTAGAAAGAGGGTTAACTGACGCAGCCAGATTGAGTCAATTTTTATTAACACCTCGTGGTATCATTTGGGCAGTAAAACAAGTCGGATTACAGAAGAGTCAAAAATTTGCGACTGAGTGGAAACCTGATAATCTATTAGCAACAGTAGCGGGTTCAGGGACGGGATTACATCCTGAACGAGGTGGTAATTCACTTATTAATAAACTCTCACATTATGTAACAACAGGTGAAGAACTTACAGATAGTAAATTCGTTAGTTTCAAAGACAAAGATGGATTAAGAGCACTATACGACACGGTAGAAAAAAAATGGGATGGTGCAAATCCTGAACTAAAATTACAGGAATATAATGGTGGATTTGGTTCAGTATATGGTCTTGGATTAACTTCTATTACTCGAGTGATGAATACTCGTGTAAAAGGAACAGTTTGGGGAGAGTTTACACAAAAAGGAACTACAAAAACATATACACTTCAAAAGTTTAATCCATTTAAGAACAAAAATAGTGATATAGCGTTTGAAGAAACATATGGTAAGTCAGTTCCACCAGCAAAATCAACAGATGAAAGAAATAAATTTGGGTTAGCACCTCAAGCTCTTAAAGAAGAAAATACAAAAAAATTAGATGAAAATCTAACACTTAGCTCTGAAGGGTTCAAAACAGGAACTCAACCTGATATAGCAGACTATTCAAGAATATCGATGGGAATAATGTCGAAGATATCTAAAGATAGACATAAGAGTCCAACTAAACTAACAGACTTTAGACAAGAACAAGATGTTAAACCTGACAAAACATGGGGTGATAACAATGATGAGAAGATAGAAACTAAATTTGGATTCCCTGATTCAGGTCAACTAAGACAAAAAGATAATAAAACTCGTTCTCAAAAAAATCAGTGGGGTGATGGTGTAGAAGCATGGCAGGCAGCGGACCCAATACAAAGTTTAGATATTGGTAGTGTTGATACTGATTTAGTAAATATGATATTCCAACAAGGAACAGAGGGTAGTAGAATACAATTTAGAGGAACAATATCAGGTTTAGCAGAAAACTTCTCACCAACTTATACTGAAATAAAATATAGTGGTAGAGCAGAACCTGTATATGTTTATGATACATTTAAAAGAGATATCAGTTTTAACTTTAAAGTTTACCCAACTTCAAGAGCGGAAATGAAACCGATTTGGAAAAAATTAGAAAGACTATCTACTTATACAATGCCTGATTATCTTGATAATGGTTACACTGCGCCGGGTGAAGATGGTAATAGGGAGTTATTACTAACAATTGGTTACTTGTATCAACAAACACCAATGATATTAACTGCATTATCTTACACATACTCCGATGACACTCCTTGGGATATAGATTATGGATTACCTATGGGAATCGATATTCAGGTTAGTTGTACAATCCTTGGAAACGAATTACACAAATACGATAGTGAAAAAGTATTTTCATTTAGTACAGATATTAGAAGTTAACTATGAAAAGATATAGTAAAATAGATATTATTAAAAAAGAAGGTCAAAGACGTTTTACTGAAACGGTAAGATACCCATTAATACCACCAAGTATTGGTGATACATATATTGTTGCTATGCAAGGTGATAGACTTGACAACCTTGCGTATGAATATTACAAAGACCCATCACTTTGGTGGATACTTGCAAGGGCTAACAAAATTGGTTTAGGAACTTTAAATATAGAATCAGGAAAACAAATCAGAATTCCTGAAAATCCACAAACAATCATAGATGAATACAATCGTATAAATAAAAAACAGGAGTAAGTTATGGGATTAACGCTAGGAAACAGAGCACTACCATTACCTTCTGATTTTATGGAAACCCCTACCTCAAGAATAGGTAAAGGTGTTGGAGTTCACAAAAGAGCATACGCAAAACTAAGATATATTGGTCGAAGTAATAAAGAAGGATATGTTATAGGATGTCCAAATGACGCGGTAAAAACCATTGAAAGTAATGTTCAACAAACTCATTCTAATTTATTAAGTTCAGAAGGTGGTAGATTAACACCAAGACCTGTTTTAGAATCTGTATCTATGGCAAACGATGGTGGACAAGACCTTTCAGACGCAATGTTATTTGAACTAAGTGTAAGTTGTAAAGTATATAATAAAAATGATTTTGACGCGATAGACCAAACTTTCTTTACGCCAGGACATAGATGTGCAGTTGATATAGGATGGGTCGGTGGTGAAGCAGTTACTGTTAAAGGTGATATTTGTGGTTTTGACTTTTCAATCAATCAAGATTTATCTTATGACGTTACCATAAAAATAGGTGGTATGACAG